TAAAAAATATTTATAGTTCTGCTTGCACTATTACTTGGACGGGTAGTGAGGTTTTTGACGGTATTCCTTCAGCATCAACGGGTATCAATCCAAACCCAGACCAAAGAGTAGTTGCGGCGTCACCGGCACAGACATTGACTTTAGAGGTCGGAGAATCTGTTATTTTAGTTGGAATGACTGATACCGTAAGTCCCTTGATTACAGGATATTATGTTTTATCCTTAGATACACAAACAGGTATTTCTAACGTTGTTGAAGATACCTCACCACAATTAGGCGGTAATCTAGACGTAAACGGTAACTCTATCGTTTCTACTTCTAACGGTGATATTAACATTACACCAGATGGTAGCGGTAAGATTGTTCTTGACGGATTAAATTGGCCTACTGCTGATGGTTCTGCCGACCAAGTTTTAAAAACAGATGGTGCAGGACAATTATCCTTTGTTGCTCAAAGCGGGGGAGATGTTGTTGACGACACTACCCCTCAATTGGGTGGAGATTTAGATACAAACTCTAATGATATTACAGGCGACTTTGCGCTTACAGGTGCAGTTCAAATGAAAAAGGCTGTAATTTCAACAGGTAACGTAAGTCCTGCTGCATCTGCGGCAGATTCGGGTAAATACTTTTATCGGGCAAGTAGTGAAACTTCTAACTTTACATTACCTGCTGATTCCTACGTTGGTGAGCAATATGTTTTGATAAATAATAGTGGAAGTTCTATCACTATTGCTTCAACGGGTGGAGATACAATCGTAGGTTCTACTTCTGTTCCTGACGAATCAGCGGTAACAATCATCGCCGTTGCCGCTAATACTTGGTTTGTGGTGGGGTGATTGAGTGTTATCGGCTACTGTTGGTTCTTCTCAAATTGTGGGAGACATTCACCGCTTTAATTTATCAGATTTTGCTAATGGTCCTATTGTAGATGGTATCGAATATGATACCGATGTAGCAATTATTACGGGTATTGGAGTTTCAGGCAATAACGTTTATGTTTGTAATACGGGTCAGGGCGGTTCTTATGATACGTCAACTAGACAAGTTAGATTAATGACTGTTGATAATGCTATGGCTTTAACTAGCACTACAGATGTTAGTTCAGTTAGCACAACTCAATTAAGAGATATGCATATCAATAAAGACGAAAATAAGGTATTATTAGGCGATACGGGTAACAAACTTAATGCTGCGGATTGGTCGGGTTTAACTAATCATACAACAATTTCTAGTCCGCTAGGTGTTCCCGTTTCTGGCTGTTGTTGGAATCACGATGGAACAAAAGTAGCGGTTGTTGGTTCATCGGGTAATGCTAATATTGCTCGTTCCTATTCTCTCTCATCTGCATATGATTTAAGCACAGCATCAGCACTATCAAGCACAATTAATATTGCTAACGTAACAACAGATGTTACAACAAATGGTGCAGTAACAGGTGTTAAATTTAATGAAGATGGAACTAAGGTATATTTCTCAACGGGTGAAAACTTTAACTCAAATGATAAAATTAGGGAGTTTACCTTATCTACTGCCTACACATTTACTGCTTCTGATTTAACTACGCCTAGTTACACTTTAGACATGACTACCTATATTGATAAAAGGTCTGAAGGTGATACCGGATATTCTAATGCTTCTGTATATGATTCAATGGGTGGGTTTGATTGGTCAGAAGACGGTAGGTCATTATTTGTGTGCCTTACCTTCGGTGGAGGTTCAACTGCGTTAGGCACTCCCGCACATGGAAATAATAGATTTGCAATTTTTAGTTTAAAGGTATGACCTAACTAGTTAATATGTTTACATTAAAAATTATTAATTTAAAAAAAAAATAAAAAAATGGGAGGCCGGGGGAAATTACTCCCCGACCTCCCTAAGTGTGTCTTTTGACCAAATACCCTTACATTCTCTGCATTCCCACAGTTTAACCTGTCCGGGTGCGCCTACATAAAACGCGACTAGCCGCTTCGCTAATGTTTCTTTTTCACAGAACAAACATTTCTGTTTAAGACCCATCTTTATCACGCTTTTGCATGAGTCTCGTCATGTATTCTTCGACGGACTCATCGGTGATATTAGAAGCACCAAAAGCCGCGAAGAACAGAAGCAAAACCATAAACATGAATAAAATTAATCCTAACCATTCCCAAGTCGTCATCACCAATCAACTCCTAAATCAACAAACTCTTCCTTTTCAACAGAGAATCCTTTTACGATTCCATTTTCTTGACCATACTTCCAAAGGTCATAGACTAATTGACTGTCTTTCAAACAGTAATCCACAACTTTATCATAATCCCCGGCCTTCCAAAGTGCGGGAGCATCAGCAGAATCCATAGTCTTTGAAGCACCTAAAGAACACTCCACTAAGTTTTGTAGGCGATATCTCTCACCATGTTCTTTAAGTAATACTTTACTAGTATCAATGTATTGTTTATTCTCCAAATACTTGCGAATGCAGTATATGTCCAAAGAATCTCTAAGGATAGGTAGGTCAAATGCCCCGATATTGTGGCCTAATAGAAGGCCTCCTGCCTTTTGGAAGTCATCAAGGTCATATTTCAGGTCACGCAGACTTTTAACGACGTGACCCGCCTTAGCGAAAGAATCAACGGGTTCATCAACGTAAGCGGTCCCGGTTGAGCCGTCCCAAGTCGTTACAGTCGAAACCTGAAACATATGAGTATTACCGAATCCTCCGATTTCATAGGACATATTTTTAGTCTCTAAGTCAATCGCCATTACATTCATTTCACTCACCGCCGCCCCAAAGTTTGCTGAGTTTAGCCTCTTCCTTATCAACGGGTTCGGCTTCCTCAATCTTTCTTTTTAAGAAGACAACAATGTTCTGACCGGCTACAGTTACCATAGACGAACATTCCCATCCTTCTTCGCCGTAGGTATTAAGTGCTTCAATAATAACCTTCGGTCCTTTATTTACTTCAAATACTTTATATGTGTTTTCCCATTTCATTCTTCATCACCAACTAATTTTGTATAAACCGAGCGTCCTTCTTTTTGTTCTTTAAACTTATGTTGAATCTTTCTGTAGTAATTATATACAGATGGCTGAGATTTGTTACCTTCGTTCATTACACGGGTAAGAAGGTCTTTCTTTGAAACAAAACCTTCATTCTCTTCAGTTACCATCTCGGCATAAACCTTAGCAAATACAGGAAACAGAGACTTTTCTGCGATGCTTCGTCGCTTGACCCGAAGGCCTTGCTCTAGCCAATCAACCAATGTGCTATAACATTGTCGGACAACACTTCCGGCTTGTCGGACATTTCTTGGCCCAACTACGAATTTGTCGCTTGCTTTCTTAATAGAAGGTGCTTCAGCGATACAACAAAGAACGCTCATCTTAATCAGAATCTTCATCAAACGGGTGGTAAAGTTTTGCGCCACTTTACGAACGTCACCGTTAGTGTTGTTAATGAATGCTTCCATGTTTTCATACTCTAACATAAGAGCATCTTGAAATGCGGCAGAATATTTGATAGTGGACTTCGGGTCACGACCTGTATCATCAAATTTTTTCCTTAGTTCTTCATATACCTTATAGATACCATTTACGAACTTTTCAATTGGTTGGTCAACTTCTTCAAATGTTCCCGCTTTCATAATTTGGTCACGGCGCATCTTCTGTTGAATATGTTCAGGAACATCCCAGACATAAAGAAGCATACGTTGAAGAACACCTTTGTTCGCAATAACGTCACTAAGATTCTCAGGAGGATAGGTCATAGCAATGGTTGAACGCTGGCTTAGGCAGTATTTTACTTCGTTATCGAACTGACGAAGAGCCTTACTGATTACCCAAGATTCACCGGCTAGTGTATTCATCAAAGTGTTTAGATACACAATAGATGATTCGTTGTGTTGAGTTGGTTTGAATACACCTGAATATTCAAATTCGTCCCAATGAGCAAGACCCGCACCTTCCAAGTGTCCGGGGACAGAATCTAACTCTACTTCGCCTTCATCATTGATTGTTTTATTGAATCCACCAATCAAAGTTGCATCCGTGTAATCAGTTAAAGAAAACGTGTCGAAACTTTGAGGGCGATTGTAGTCTTTCCATACTAAGTTTGGATGCGCCCCTTTCTCATTAATTCTCCTAAAGACACCTTCAGCAACAGGACCAACGAAGTTCCAAAGAGTTGACTTTCCTGTTCCCGAAGTTTGAATCCAACAGAAATGGATTCTAGAGTCTTCGATGTTTCTTCCATTCACAATTTGCACGAAGTCTTTTGAAATCTGACCTAGAATCACAAAGAACGATACTGCCGCAGGCACGTCATTCATGTGTGAAACTTCAAGTGCAGACTTCTGAAACTCCCTAACCAATGCAGGAAGTGACTCCGAGAAAGCCGTTGCTCGTTCTTCATAAAATTCAACAAATTCTTCTGCTTCATTCATATTCTCACCTTATCTTCTGAGTTTAATGTATCTAAAATTCGATTTGCAATCGTTGGACCGATACCTTCCAATTTTGTCATTTCGTGTGCTTTAAGTTCTCCTATTTCCATAATAGAACCGAATTCATTGATGAGCCTTTCAGCCTTTGATTCTGAGACTCCTTTAATAGTTGAAAGCACGTCAACTCTTAAATCATCCGAAGATAGTCTTTTATGAACTCTTGGTTTAATACTAGGTCTATCCAGAGGTTGCATTTTACACACCGCAGTAATGATTTCTGCGGCTTCCTCTTCTGATTCAACCCACATTGGTTTAGTGTCCATGTCTAGAACAATACGACCGTATGCTCCCAAGAATTTATTTCTTAGAAGAATACCTCGCGTTCCTCTCGGCATATTGTTAGGTGCATTATCAATTACATTATTGATTGCTTCCTGCATATTACCATAAATTAAAACAATGTTTGTTTGGTATGCTCTATCCATGTTATCAATTTGAGTCCACATTCTCTTGGACAATACTGAGCCTAAAAAATCTGTAGTTGATTTTGCTTCAAAACACACGTCATTAAAAACGTAGTCTCCAATCTCTAACCACTTCTTTTCTGTTTTAATGTTTAATGCTCTTGCCTTTTGTTCAACTAATCGAACTAGTTTCGAGCCTTCTTTTTCTCTTGAGTCAATTATTAGCATTTGGGAACCTCCAACATTTTCCTACGCAATATCCATTTGAAATTAGAGTCTTGCAACTAGGAGAGAAACGGTTGTTTCTAACTGTATACGATACGTGCTTCCTAGATTCACGTTCATTCCAATCTAACCAAACGTCTTCTGATTTACCATACACTTCATGTATTTCATCCATAATCTTATTGATAATTGGCTTTGCTTGTTCACCTCTCAACTGAACTCCTGTGCAATTAGTCAAAATATCTCGCCACCATTGAACAAGATAAACGCGAGCAAAATGGCCGGGATTCTCAACCATAGTCGCATGATATAAACACGGAAGGATGGGAAGATTACCGTCGTGCTGAGGCACAGAAACTTCACCTTCGACCATCTCAATAGGGGGTTGTTCGGGGAAGACTACCCTCTTAGACCCCGACTTTCGGAAGGGAATAAGTCTCGGACTTCGCGCCATTTCAATTACTTGGCTAAGGGACATAGAAATCACGTCTTCATAGAAAAGAGGGATGCAATATAAAGGATTACCTTGACCATCATCTGAAGCCATATTTACTGTGTTTGGGACTCTCCGTAGTCTAGTCGCTTGTCCTACTCTATCATCGAGAGAAGACCCGCCACCACCGTTTCTAAGATACTCTTTAATGACTTTGAAATAAGCCTGAATATTTCTAATATCGTCTGTGCGCTCTCCTTCAATGAATAAATGAAATCCCCTCCCTGAAAAGAATAATGTGTGCATCAAGTCTTCTTCTTTAACCATTCCCATAATGATTTGAACATCACGGTATGCTTCTTCCAATTTTTCTTCGTGTGCATCAAAGTCTAAGAAGATACGATTAAGAACAACAGAAGCATCAATCGCAGTAGTCTCTGAAAACTCTTCAAAATCATAGACGGTGGTATATACGTTCGTCCTGTTATTGTGGGAATTCACAAAGTTAGAATAATCATTCTTCGTCAGAACTTTCTTTCTCTTCATCTGTGGCGCGTTTGGAATGTGACTTCCCGCCCACACTAATCTTGGAAACATCATTTTTATTACCTCCGAAATTTACAGTTGCGTTATTTAGCATTTCACGAATAATGCCTGCAACTTCTGCTTGAAGTGAAGACATAATTGCATCTCTCATAGAATCTTCAAATGTGCTTCCAACATATCCATCGTTGATTCTAACTTCTCGGACTAGTTGGAAGCGTTCACTTAACTTCATTTCAGAATATAGATTATGAGATAGGCCCTCAATAGTTTGCTTTAGGTTTGAAATTTCATTGAACGTCCAATCCTTTGCTAAGACCTTAGATTCAATCAAGTCCTTAATCATCACAACCACGAATCCGTCTGTGCCGCGTCACAAAGCCCAAAGAAAGAACAATGTGTGCATGTTTTATAGTAAAATTTAGCGGGAAAGTGACCCTCTTCATAAGCATGTAACAACTTAGCGATACCATCAACAACTGAAGTCATAGACCGCTTCTTTGCTTCTTCAACATACATGTAGTTTGAAACAGGGTAATACCAACCCCAATGAGTTACCTTCATTTCTTTCGTCAAACCATTTTTTATGAGGACTTCCTCTGGCGCAGACTCAATCATCAATTGATAGAAGGCCATTTCCTTTCTCATTGAAGTAGTCTTATAATCTTTCCAAGGGCCTGTTTTTAACTCAAGGGGGATTAAAGAGTTACCTTCTCTAAACACTCGGTCAATAATTCCTTGAAGATGAATCTTATAGTCACGTTGTAGTGTGAACTTCTTACTTTGATTTGCGCGAAAAGTAATTTCGGCATCGAATAGACCTTCATTAACAATGGGAAGGTATTCATCTAATTTATTCTCTTCCCTTGCTTCGATAAATCTCTCTGCTTCAGTCGAAGCAATAGTTAAGTAAATGTCCAAATAATCATCAATGGGAAACAGGCTTTGGCAATAATCTAAAAGTTCTGTGTTATTCATTGTTTCTGCCTTAGCGATATCAAAATCATTAAAGAAGTCTTCTCTTGCGTTGTGAACCACAGTCCCTTTGAGCATCGCTTCGGTTTGGTCTTGAGGGAGGCGTTGAATATAACTGAAATCATACTTTTTTGGACACCAATCGTGGGAACCAAGTGAAGATTTAGTAATCTTTAGAATTGGTTTCGATGGGTCTTCAGCATTTTCTGGATTCCACTTGTATGTGTATTCATCCATAGAGCCAATTACGGTTTTATATTTTTCTTCTTGGTTCATTTTTACCACCATTCATCTAATTTTAGTTGGATTTTGTTTGTTCTGATGCTAGAAGTTTCCCAACCCATAGCACGATAGATAGGTTCTGCCTTTTTGATGACCTGCTCTGCATAATGTTCATAATCGGGGATCCAATTATCGAATTCGTCATAAGATGATGCAGAAATATAGTCAACTTGCTTCTGTTCTTTGGTAAGAGGATGAGTAAAGGTCCTTCCGGGTGCATCAACTTTAAGATAGAGGTAAGAATCTTCGAATTTTGTTCCTAGATGCTCCCAAGCATATAGAACTCCTGCAATTCCTGAAGCAATCGAAGGTCGCTTATACTGAAGCGTCACAAAATCCTTTGCATCCTTTCCGCAACGGTCGCACCACTTCATCCGAATCGCTGAACGCATTTCATGGTGTCGCTTACAGTCGGGACACTTCAACATGAAACGGTCCTCTCTCAAACGACTACGTTTTACGATTGAGCGAATAGGAATTTCACCATTTTTAACAGAAGAATACGTTTCATAAAGGTAGTTATTGATTTCTCCCTGAGTTTTTTGTTCAACCCACATTTGAAGCACCTTTGTTTGCACTTCTTTTGCTAGTTTGGTTTCACTAACCCTTTTTGCAGTAAAGCCGGTCATTGTGAACTTAGGTTTCTTTAGATGCACTCCATCTTCCCAAGTAATCATTCCCGCGTTACGATTCTTCGTAATGCCGACACCCAAAGCCGAATAATACTTTTCGAATTCCAATGCAACGGGATGCTCTGCAAGTCCGAGAACATTCGGGAACTTCTTTCTGACGACATTTTCAATCTTTTTTACTGCTTCTAATGCTTTTTCTATATCATCAATCTGAACATAGATTGAATCTGTGTGACCATAAACTACTTTCATTTCCACCATCTCTTTCCTGTGTAGTGTGTAAATTTCATAGCAGGTGCTTCATGTAACTCTTGCATTTCTGTTACTGCACCGCGCAAAGCCATTACTTCTTTCACAACAGCAAAAAGTTCTTCTCGCTCATCTTCAAGATGATTGATTCTCTGCGTTAGTTGTTCAATCTTGTCTTCCAATAAATTAATTCTGCTTTCGTTATCTAGTTTCATCAAATTCGCCTCCATGTTTGTTTTCCAATGCGGACCACCTTTGGACTCGCTTTTAATCGAAGTCCAATGGAATTGTTACAGGGTGTATATTTACCCATGCTATCGTATGCCCTTCCCTTAAAATCTCTTGTAAAAAATGTTTCACCTGAGTTATAAGAGTCAATTATCTCTTCGATTCTTTGTTTAATTGGTTTCACCATTCAGTTCATCTCCTTTGCTACAAACGCTGCTTCACGGATTGCTTCTCTTGCACTTGCAGTAATAGATGCCGCCAAATCAACATCAGCCCAACCAAATCCTTGAAAGGCAACAATGCCATAAAAAGAAGCCATTAATCTCTTAACAGCCATTTGATTGTTATACCACTTTGCATACTCGCCATTGTCCGTTTCTCTTGCCTCTCGCATCAGTCGTTTATATTCATTTCGCAACTCTTTCAATTCAAGAACGGCTCTTGGTAATAGGCCGAGTTTATCGGTTTTGTAAAATAGATAATTTGCTTCTTTTACTTCACTAAAGTCTCTTGGTGTGCTAATATTTACTGCAAATTCAGTAGGTTCTAGTGATTTAGTTTCCCAACTGATATTGCGAGCAATCATCATTGAAGGGTATAGACCAGCAAAATCAAAGGCGGCTACATTCAGATGAAGACCGTTTGTTCCTTCAGAAGTTGGGTCATAAATCATAGCACCTTCATATTGTTCACGCTCTTCAGGCTTAACACCTGTTGGTGCTTTCCACCAAGCATTACGCATGAAGTAAATTGAACCCATGTGACTTGCATAAAAACACGCATCAAAGGGAGCAACTAGAAGTCTTTGGAGAGAAATGATAGCCTCGCTAGTGAAGTTAGTTTCATCAATCTTCCTAAGAATTTCAACGTCAACCAAAGCATATTGCAAATAATGGTATGTATCTTCAAGCCATCCACGATTATAGAAATCTTCACCTTCAAACTTAGATTCCCAAGACTTACCTTCTCCAAACAAAGTGTTAGAAACATAATCTAATGAGAGAGAAGGCAGCGTCCCCCTTTGAGAATCGTTCCATTGTCGCTCAAAAGCAAGGTCTAAGTTAAGGGTTATGCGGCCCTTGATGGGCTGAGAAATCGGTGAGAACCCATTGTCCCCCTTAACGTAAGTAAAGCCGTCCTTGGTCTTCTTGACACCATCAACGGCGAAGACAGGGCTTAGAAGGTTGGGATTCAACCCATTAGCACACATGCGCTTCAGCAATACGGGCAAATCGAACTTTAGACCAAACCAAGCAATTAGCATATCAGGGTCTTGAGTATTCAATTCATTAACGAATCCTTCAAGCATTTCTTTCTCTGAGGAGAAGATTCTCATGTCGTTTCCGTAACCTTCAATTTCAGGAGTTGCTAATAACTCAGGAGGATATTCTGGAAACCAAGTCCAAAGATAAAACGTTTCACTAAAGTTATCATAAAGACTAATTGCAGTAATCGCATCTTTATACTTTCCACTAGGCATCCATTCCATATCCCAATACCACTTTCGCAGTTTATATTCGGGAAGTTCCGTTAACTCGTCAACACAATAACGGAAATGGAAGGGAACATCTGCTTCCCAAGTCTCAGAAAAATACTTCTTTGCTTCTCTAATATCTTCAGACTTATCAACAAATACTTTCTTGAGAGCATGGCCTCTCAAAGTTACTGCATCTGTTTCTTCATACTTAAAAGACCTTTCAGTATATGCTGAGGGCTTGTATTCATCAACTTCAGGATGGTCTTTACGAATATAGAAATACGGATTAAACTCCACAACTTCAGTTTTCTTTTCTCCGTTCTCTCTCCAAGATTTGAAAATGTGTCTTCCTGTATTTAGTTTACTAATAATCATTTATACGCCTCCGACGTAAGGTGCTTTAACTAGCCTCCTGTCGTCAGAAATGATAACGATAGGTGCATCATCTAGCACATAAAGGGTAAGCACTTGGTCTTTCTTGAAAAACTTATGAAGTGGTCCTGAAAATTCAACGGTTGCTTCATCACCAACACGAAGCATTGGTGTAATCTGTTCAGTATAGTTGTTGTTAACACCATCTTCACTAGAGATAGACAATGCTTCTTTAGTCGCGTCAATCTTATAAACACCCGAGCCAACTAGTTCACAACCAGAAATAGCATCAGATAAGACTTCATTTGAAATAATGAATGCTCCCTCAAAAGCGGCCTTACCCATAGTTGGGATATTTTCTGGGTCTAAAACCGTAGGCATTCCCGATAGTCTAGGGCCAAGACGAGTAATTACTTGAATATTAGGCCATTCAACGACTCTAGGAACCGAAGCCTTACGGTTTCCAGATTTGAGAGCCATAAAATCTCCGGTTTCAACCGTAACTTCTTCACCAAATTTTTTAAGATAAGGTAAAATGGATGAAGACCTACAAATAAAGTCTCCTTCTTCTAGCATTTCTACTTCAAGAACAATATTCACAACAAAGGTATTATTGCCCGTCCAAAGTTGCAACTCGTTATCTTCACCCTTCATGTAAAAGATATCGTCTAGGCTACCCGATGATAGGCCACCTTTCTTGACGTATTTTCCCTTCACTTGGATGCTTTCTAGTGCTTCTTTGAATGTATTCGTATTAATATTAAATTTCATAATCCTCAAACCTTGCCTTCACGCAATTCAGGAACCCCTTCCCACTTGACCATATTAGGTCCAACAGTTAGAGTTTCCCAAGTCTTACCGACTAGTTCTGTATTTGTTTTAGAAGCAGTTAGAGTTGCTTTGTAAATAATGTTACCCTGTTTCTTTGTCTGCTTTGTGCTAATGACTTGAAAAAGAGCATCACCCCAATTATGCCAATTTGGTTTTTGACCAACGACTTCACCCGTTGAACCGTAATCAGCCTTTGAATGGGTGATATAGATTTGGTCACAGTCAAGGGACTTAGCCATCTTAAGAAGAGCATAGAAGGGAGCGTTACGCTTACCCCATTCAAACTTCATCTTTTGTGGCTTTCCAATCTTTGAAGAACCCGTAACATGTAGTGTGCAAATATCCAACCATTTATCAATTCCGTCAAAGACGAAAAGAACATCTTCTCCATCTTCAATCCTTTCTTGAACAAAAAGAATAAAGTCTTCAGAGTTACGCTCGGATGCAGTAATATCTGCTTCGCCTTTATCATTTAACACTTGTGGATTCCAAAGTGTTATTCTGTCGGTGCATTCATGGTTTTGACGCCACGTTGGTTCACAACCGTCATCCCAATCAAGCACATAAATCTTCTTATCTGGGAAATCCAGAGCAAGACCTGACTTGACCGTTTTAGGTTCGCCCCAAATACCAAGAACCAAGCGGTTGTTACGTTCTAGACGACGCTCAGTTTGCGCCTGAAGTTTTTGCTTGAAAGCAATAAGTCTAGAATTATTTTGTGTTTCTTCACTTGCTGCTTTTGTTCCTTGTTTAGACGTTAGACCCATTAAAACCACCAATTTCGTATTCTTCTAAATTTAATTCTTGGCCGTGAACGTTTGACCAAACCTTTAGGATTTGAGCAACTTCTTCTTGGCCGTCTGCTTTATAACGACATTCTTTTGTCCCAAGATGAAACTTGAGCCAATATTCGCCGTCGCGTTTTTCGTTTTCTTTGAAAGTGATAAAATCAACATTGATTAAATCAATCACATAATTGTTTTCTAATAAAAAGTATCTATTTTGTTTTAGCATATAATCTCCCCCAACGGGAAAGGGCTTTGCACCCTTTTGAGTATCATTCAACCGACATACTTACACGGTAGTTTAATTCAGAACCAATCGTAGTCTTCTTCAACCGCTTGAGTTACCTCAACGGCGGAGCCTTTACGGTCAAGGACATAGAGTCCTGTTGTGTTGATAGTTGCAGGTTCAGTTTCACCATCAACGCTTCTTTGAGAAGTATTACCGATAACGATTACAGATGAACCGATACCGAAATCAATCTCAATGTGTGCAGGAATCCAACACGTAACTACACCACTTCCCTCATCATAATCAAACTCAGCATTCAAGTCTGTGATGTTTAGGATTCGGTTTCCGTTAGAAGTTGGAGTCATATTCATGTTGCAGACCACACCATCAGTTACGATGAAACGCTCGTTATACGGAAGGGATTGCCTTTCAATGTGCGCTCGGTCAATTTCAACAAGAGGAACAATGTGACTCGACATTTCATTGATGAGAAGGTTCTCAAAGTCGAAACTGTCCATATTCCTGTGGTCGCTGTTTTCAGGGTCAAGAGCCGAATTCAAAACAAGGCTAGCCTTGGTTACATCGGTCATACCGTAAAGATTACCGTTATCATTCGGAATCGCTAGGAAGTGGACCCATTCAAAGGTGTTTGGTTCAAATTCCACGGCAGGCTGATTCTTGTAAGAGAATGGATAAAGAGCCATTCCTTCCTTACCTTCAACAGAACCATAGAAAAGACCTTGGCGGCGGAATTGCTCAACAGGGAGAGGCTTACCATATCCCTTGTTTTCTCCACCGTTACCGTATCGCTCCGTATCATCAAGTGGGATGAAATAAGAGCCATCTTCGCCTTCTTCCGCACCATTTGGAAGATTACTTACGGTCTTTTCTTGGTATTCTCCCTTGTGATAGCGAGAAATGACCCACTTTCCAAGGGCATTTTGCGTAGCAACCGCAATAATACCGCTTTCTAGAGCATTGTCTGAATCGCGTCGGTATTCTTCACCGGCACGACGACGACGCCAAGCCATCATATCTCTGGGTGCGTCCAAAGCCATAAAAAAGCCAAATACCTTCTTTGTTAGACTTCCGCTATCAGTTGAAGGCCTGTTCTGTGAACGACGATGTTGCGCCACAAAGGAACGCCAAAGGGCCTTACCGAAAGCATCGGTAATTTCCAAACCATTCTCAGAACAAATATCTGCGTATTTGCTTTCTGCTTCTTCTTGAGTCATCCCAATGTATTGAAGGGACTTCCCGATTTCATTTTTCATATCTTCTTGCATTTTAATCACTTCGTTTTTTTTTCAAAGTTGTCCAACCATCCACGAAAGTAATACCTTCGGAGTCATAGTTGTGGACCGCCATTCTGTTTCGCCTATTGTTCTTAAGAACTTAAATTTAATTTTTGCATCTAATCCCTTAGCATTGACTACTGCATCGTGCATTCCAATACAGATTTCTTTTACTGACCTACCATCAACAAGCATCTTATGGAAGTAAGCAATTGCTGAATTTTTATTGTTGATTAGAATATCAAGGCCTTTAGAGAAGTCTTCAAGCCCAATTTCAATTTGCTTCTTGAGGGACGTATTGCTAGACTTTGCCGCCTGCACTTCGGTAATGACCCTCCTTAAATCGAGGGACGCCGAGGATATAAAGGTGACTAGTTCATCTTGAGAGAATCGCTCGACTCCTTCAGCCTGAAGGATTTTCTGGATTACTTCAAGGATGACTTCATTGGTCAGGGGCTTAAAATGGTAGTTTGCACATCGGCTTTGAAGAGCAAAGATAATCTTGTTTCTATCGTTACATGTAATGATGAAACGAATGTTAGATGAATATCTTTCCATGATTCGCTTTAGTGCATTCTGAGCATCGGAAGTCATTCCGTCCATTTCATCTAGTAGCATGATTCGGAATGGAACTCCGCCGATAGTTCCGCTTTGTGCAATAGTCTTAATTGTTGTTCTGACTGTTTCTAATCGTCGGTCATCGGATGCATTCACTTCAACGAAGTTATCATCAAAGGCTTCTTTGAGAATAGACTTGCCGAGAGCAATACCCGCAGCAGTTTTTCCATTACCGGGATTACCGTATAGAAGAACATTAGGCATATTCTTTTCTTCAACCCATGTTGATGCGTCCATAGTGAAATGTTCTTGTCCAATCACTTCGCTGATTTTACTTGGTCTATATTTTTCTGTCCATAGCATTTCAATTCCTCCATTCATCTCTAACAGTCCAAAGATAGTCTCTATTCTTCGGCCTATTGATATCCACAGGAACTAGTTTTAGTTTCCTTTCCTTATCGCACTTAGATAGGATATTAGCAGTTGTTCGAGAATTTGCAGGAAGCCAATGTTTAGGTATTCTATCCTGTAGCATCTCAGTTAAGGTTCTAGTTGGTAGAGGCCTTCCTGCTTCAAGAATAATTTCTACACAACCGTCAATGATTCTTTTGTTTTTTGGTTTCATATTATCACATAAATTGGTCAAGAGTTCCCACGTCATAAACAACGGGGTCCGTCTTTTTGCGGCGTTTCTTATCAGCGATACCGATAATTCGACGCTCGGTGTTGTTGAGTTTCTTTCCTGCCCAAGCAGAAAATTTAGGGTCTTTTAGCAACTGTCGAAGAGTCTTTTGATTTTTGACCCCTAACTTTCGACAGATATACGGAACCTTAGAATAAGCATTCCGTTTCGGCATATTTACTCGGCCAAAGGAGTTGCCTTCGTGAGCATAAGCCAATAGTTGATAGAAGTAATCTTGTCTCCATCTTCGCTTAACTACACCATCAACGAAAATCAAACGATTCGGATGCATGTTTTCAGAGAGCCATGAAACGATTTGTGTATCTGATGGCTTATTGAAGAGCAAAGCATTCGCTACCTTATCCCTATCTGTTTCCTTAAGATACATTCTAACCAAAGAGTAAGTATCTATTTCAGCCGCTTGTGGAGTTTCACTTCTTGGTGCTAAAGACATTACTTCATCACGCAAGTAATTGTTACTCCCGGCTCTTTTAATCTGGCACATATTTTTGATTTCAGACGGGACAGACTTTTCATTGATTGAA